GACGTTTAGCGACGCCACCACAATATCGAATCAAGGCGGCTGGATCCGCTGCCAAGGCTCTGTCATGCGTGCCCTGCCCTGCACAGAGTCCGCTATGGATGGCATATCAGCGAGGCTTATAGTGGCTGATGAGGTAGCGAGAATGGAAAAGGGGTTTGGGCGAGTGGTCACAGGGCTATCTAAAGACGTCGCTAGCCAGATGCTTTGTATATCGACGCCAGACGCTAGACAGCGCACACGCTCTATCTGGCCTTATTGGTCTGCGCTACAGACTCACTACGTGCAAGGCGCAGAAGCCCCCGCGGGATGGCGTGGAATGCTGTTTGGTCTGGACTCGGACGACGACGCACTAGACCCAGACAATTGGATTAAGGCGCAGCCGTCGCTAGGCGTGACTGTCCAAGCGCAGAATATGAAGGCGTCGATTGAAGCGATGATGGGTACGGCAGATCCTGAGCAAGTCGCAGAATGTGATATGCAGATTCTGGCTAGACATAATGACCGTCTCAGCGGCGCTATGGATCTCTCGATATTGGATAGGCAGATGCTCGAAGTAATTGACTGGGAGGCTCTGCGCGGCGCCCCTGCCGTTATATCGATTGACTTAGCACGCGGCGCACAGCTGGGTACTCATGCGAATCTATCTAGCCTCTGTTTAGCTGTATTTGACGTCAAGGCAGAGCGGTATAGATATAAACTAATCCACTGGTGGGCAGGACAGGACATAGCAGCGGACGAAAAGCGCTGCCACCAACCCCTTAGGAAATGGGTAGCGGAGGGACATCTGCGGCAGATGTCTGGCGAAATCCACGATATGCACGTGATCGAAGCAGCGGTACTCGACCTGAGCGCTAAGTATTCAGTTCGGCACGTGGGGGTTGATCCACTAGCGCATCAGGAATCGGCGCTAATTGACTGGCGGCGGCGTGGAATAACCGTAACGGCGGTCGAGCAAGGAATACGCACTATGGGGCCAGCGTGGGCGCTTTGGACTGACGGTATACGCGGGCGAACTATAACCCATCAGCTAGACCCAGTATTGAGGGCTTGCCTAGGCGCGACCCGCACTATTCAAGATAACGCGGGCAACGTTCGACCTGTGAAAGGGCGCAGCGACGGGAACATAGATGCCGTTATAGCTTCCTGCATGGCGGCGATGCTGTGTGAACGGTTCAACGTAGCTAGGGTTTCAAGCTATGAGACTCCCGGCGGCGTAGTAATCTGACCCGCCACTATTGAATATTCAATAGTGTCGCCAGCAACACTATTGAACCTCTCGAATAGTGTAAAAGTGATACCGCCAATAGTGTTGCCCACTACACACCTTCAAACAACTCACTCAAAAAAGAATTCCGCCCTTTCGCTTCGCGGGGCGGAACAAACAACGCAGCCGCGGAAAAGACACCCGAGGCCCTTCGCTGCTTAGGTACCGCCGACACTATTAAATAAATCTTCGCATTTTACTTGACAACTTTTGAGGGGTAATAAGTTGCGGGCGTGAGTGTCTTTTCACGCCTTACAGGATGGTTCGGAAACAATACTGCCACGTCATCATATCTGACCGATATTGGCGGCACTTTCTCAGCGACTACAGACGCTAGAAACAACATCCCCGCCGTTCTGCGCGCGATCAATCTGCTAGGTACTGACCTTGGAAGAATCGGTATCGAGTGCTGCCGCGCCGATGGCAGCTACGTTGAATGCCCGGCAAGCACTTTACTGACTGGGGAAGCGAATACTTATCAATCTGGCCATGCTTGGCGCGCTTGGATGGTGGCTAGTGCCATAACGAATGGCTGTGGGTATTCATTTATTCAGCGAGATAATCGCGGCGACGCCATCGCACTATGGCCGCTATTGCCAGGACGAATAGCAGTTATCTGGTTTGGATTCGAGCCACGCTTCCTAATGGATGGGCAACAGATCGACCCATACAACATCGTGCAGCTCATGGCTGGCACTGGCTCAATGCAGAATCCCTACAGCTGCGTTAGTCCACTAGTCCGCTGCGCTTCCGCGCTGTCGCTGTCCATCCTGCAAGAGCGAGTAGCTACGTCACTTGCTGAGTCTGGGCGCGTGGGGAAGATCTCGATTACCCATCCCGGAACGCTCTCGACTACCGCCAAACTCGATTTAATCAGCGGGTATATCAGTAAACACATTACGCCAGAGGGCGCTACACGGCCGCTAGTCCTAGATGAGGGCGTACGCGTCGAGCGCGTGGGCGACGGTGCATTACCAGGCTTGTTAGAAGATCGAAAATTTCAGATTATGGAAATATCCAGGGCGCTTGGAATACCGCCGCAGATGCTGTACCAGTCTGATGCTGGCGCGCTCAGCTCACAGATTGAAATGCAGCGGCAATATGTTGAGGGAACGGTAGCGGGATGGGCTGACCGATTCGCCACTTCGCTCAGCTCGAAAATTCTACCGCAAGGCGTAAAACTCAAATTTGAAGTAGCGGACTTGATGCGCGGCAATATGCGCGACATCGCCGCAAGCTTAAAAGATCTAGCGACTACAGGCGCGTTGACATTAAACGACGCGCGCGAAATGTTGGGTCTGGCGTATGTCGTTGGAGGCGAGCAACAGCTAACCCCCGCGGCTGCCCCTTCCACAGCGCCAGACTCAGCCAAACCAACAGGAGGTATCGAATGATTGAATATCGCACGGTAGATATCGCTCTAGAGCCAGGTGATAAGGACAGCATGAAAGTAGGCGGCTATGCAGCGCGCTTTAATGTTCCATCGCTGCCGCTCATGATTCGCGGCCGCCAGATGCGCGAGCAAATCGACCCCGCTGCTTTTAATAACTCGCTGAATGATCCAGATATCTCGCTCTATTGGCAGCATGACAGCAGCCAGCCACTCGCAACAACTCTAAGCGGCTCGCTGAATATGCGAACAGATGAAGAGGGCTTGATTTTCGAAGCGCTGCTAGCTGACACCACGCTAGGCAGAGACGCTATGGAACTTTTGCGCCGCGGCATGGTTCGCCAAATGTCTTTCGGCTTCACGGTGCGAGAAGACAAATTCGACGGCGATCTACGCACACTTCTTGACGTTGACTTAGCAGAAATCTCACTCGTTGAACGCGCCGCGTATCCGCAAACAAATGCAGATGCGCGCGCGCTCTCTCGTTCTCATTCATTCATCACCCAGCGCAATGCGCTACGTATCAAAAATTGGAGAAAATTATGAAACTATCTGAAATGTACGAAAAACGTAAGGCACTCAGCGGCGAAATTGACGTCCTGACGAACGGAACTGTAAAACTTGACGCAACAAATGAAAGTCGCGCGGCGGCAATGCTTGACGAACTCGACCACATGGACAGCGAAATTCGTCGCGTAGGTCTGCGTGATCGACTCGACGGCGGCGGCGTCACTTCAAATCTTGAGACTGGGCGCCCAGCTGCTTCGCACAAAACAGAATTCCGCGATTGGATTCAAGGCGGATTCCGAGACAACAATGAATTCGAAATGCGAGCTTCGAACGTCGCAGACTTCGGCGCAACGACAACTATCGCAAGTCCTCTGTTTCAACAAATGATGGATCGTATGAGCGTTGTTCGCTCGCTTGCGAATGTGATTACTACGGACAGCGGCGCACCGCTTCGCTTCTACCGCCAGACTGCACAGTTTGCAGTCGCTACGGCTGTAGTCGCAGAAGCAGGCCCATACATCTCTAAAGATGTTGACAATGACCCAGTAGACTTCACCCCTACAAAAATGGGCTTTTTCACTTCGGTTTCAAACGAAGCGCTAACAGATATGCCGTACGACGTTGCTAGCGAAACCATTCGCCAGCACGCTGAATTACACGCAACGAATCGCGACTTGAGTTATTCCAACATCACATATAACGCATTCGCGCAGCCAATCTACGATACTACGGCATCCGTAGGAAACGTCAATTCTTCAACGATTGCGTCAGCAACCAATATTACTTTGGCAGAAGCTGCCACTACTGTTTACGCGTCTGGTCTGTTGCCAACTTACTTAAAGGATTCATCGTGGCTCTTGCCAGTTTCGACATGGGCGGGAATCATTTCACAGGCTTCCACAAACGTTCCAACTTTTGGACAAGGCGCAAACTATTCAGTAGCTCGCGACGGCGCTGGAATGTCATTCATGGGCTTCCCAGTTTACATTTCTGCGAATCTTCCACAGACTGCATTGACTACTGTTAAGTTTGGAGTGTTCGGCGACATCGGCCGCGGCTATCGAATCGTGGAAATGTCTACGGTTCCATTCCTCGCCAATCCTTACATTCTTGCTGCTAATGGGCAAGTGCAGTTCCTATCGACTACGCGAAGTAGCGGGAAGATCATGGATCGAAACGCAATGGTTTCTCTGTTCAAAACGTGATTTATGCCCATCTTGATCACTACAGCAGATGCAAAGAGTCATCTTCGGGTTTACCACACCGAAGATGATGCTTATATTGCATCCTTAGTCCAAACTGTTTGTATCGAGTGGGAAAGAGTAACGCACCAATACATTGGGCAGGGGTTTATAACCCAGACCCCTGCCCAGCGTTACCTAACGCAGCCAGATGACGGCATATTCCGTCCTTTTTTTAATCCAGTAGATACGACGATACTGCCAACGTTCACTACAGACTTGCTACCGCTGGCGCCAATCACGCCTACCGAAGCATGGGTAAAATTAGACGGCGCAGCGGCGTACGTTGTTGGCGATTCGCTGATTAACGACGCAAATTACACGTATCCGCTTTCATTTGGCTTCACGCTTACCACAGCATTCGATGCAGAAATAAAGCAAGCGCTTTTACTTCGCGTGGGATATTTCTACAGCTATCGCGGCGATGATCCCTCACCGCCAGACATGAAGGGATGGCTTATGCTCATTGCGCGGCATCGCACTGGAGCATTAATTTGATCCCCACAGGCATGATGCGAGTAAAGGCCGTCGTTACTGGATTAACTTCAGCGACTCAAGACGTCACTGGGCAAAACAATATAGTTGTCACTACGGTTTTGTATTCTCCAGTGGTCTATATCGAATCTGCAATACGTTCCGATCACATGGACGTTTTAGGGCTTGGCGTAAACGAAAAGACGATTATTCATGCACCTTGGTATCCCGGTCTTAAAAACGGAATGGTTGTAACCATTACCGATGGCGCGGTAACTACTGTATATCAAATCGAATCTATAGAAGATGATCGCATGAAGCACCGTCAAGTTAAATTACTTTGCGTACGCGCGGAAAATCAACTCTAATGCCGTTCGCTCTTACATTTGAAAAGACTGGATTAAAGGCGCTAGATAAGCGCATCCAAAATATGAAATATACGCTTTTGGAACAGGCGCAGTATCGCGCTATGACCAAAGTAAAGAACATTGTCGCTAAAGAATTAAAGAGCGAATGGAAGGGCGCACCGTACAAACGACAAGGAAAGAATCTGCACAGAAACGCAATTGTAGACGGCGTATTTTCAATTATTAACCGTAAGGCAAACGGAATAATTACCTCTTCCATCGGCGTACGGCGCAAAACGAAATTTACCTACGTAGTAAACATCCTGAATCCCGGCTTTACTACTAGCAAGGGCGCAAAAATCGCAGGCTTAAAGATTCGAGAAAAAGGCTTGTTGATTGCACAGCGCGAAAGCGCACTATTCCAAAAATATCTAGAGGCTTCAGCGCTCAAAATGCTGAATGGAAAATGAGCGCAGCAAAACTAATATCTTCCTTTCTCACAAATGAGGGAATAAATAACTTCCCAGATTTAAGAAATGCAAACCAGACGGCATTGGCTGGATGCGTATACGAAGTTAAGTCTTCTGATTACATGGAAACGCTAAATAACACCCTAAACGAGATTATTTATTACAAATCAACGATAGACCTTATCTTTTTTAGTAATTTGCTTTTAAACGCTATGACCAATGCAAACAGTGCGGCTTCCGCATTAAACGGGCAGACTTATTCTGTTGGTACTTCCCATGCTTTCATGATGAGCGTAACGGGACTCAGTGAAGGCTACATAGAAGATTCTCGCCCCGGCGGCACAGACAAAACACGTTCAGTCACTCTAACTATCACTATGTTTCACTACGAAACTTAAGAAAGGTTTTTTATGCCATATACCCCACAAACAGGAATCGGCGCAACTCTTACGCTTGGCGGCACGGTCTACCGCGTCCGTTCAATGTCGATCACCCCAGATAGAGATTTAATAGACCGAACAGCGCTGAGCGATATGTACAAAGTTTTCTCGCTTGGGCGAATTTCTTTTACTTGTTCCGCTGAAATTTATCTCAGCGCAGACGCTGCAAATCCACTTGCTAACGCATTCCAAGGACAGACAGCACTAGGTACAGCTATTGCTTTTGTTTATACAGACGCTTCAGCATTTAATTCATATTCTGGGACTTGCTTCGTAAACAAGTTCGTACAGAATTCAAAGGGCGACGATATGGAAATGATTTCCGTTGAATTCACCTCTACGGATTCCGTAGCTTGATCGAGAACCCAGATAGATTCTTTCCACAGTGGAGGCTAGTACATAGCGAGTATCTCGCTAAAAAAATACTAGTAAGACGTCCCACAATTGCAGATGTTCAAGTCCCAATTGAAGAAATGTGGATAAGACTTTGTAGGGATGAAGACAAAACGCCACTGTTTCCCAGTTCGTTCCGTGCTGGGGATGCAGACCCCAAACTAGTCGAGGAGGTTTGCAGACTCGCTACAGAAAACCCTATCAGCGAAGCAGGGTAAGCACCCTGCTAGCTGAGGGCGGAATACTTCCATTCGCAGATATCGCAGTGTTAGAACAGCCAGTACACCAAGAAAAAATAGAACATCTTCTACTGACAATCGCAGTAGCACTAACGAAGCAAACACCAGAAAAAATTGCATATTGGCTTGCGCCAGTGAATAACGCAGATACCTTCTTCGCATCGCTAAGGAATAGAAAAAATGCCAAACGCAAGTGAAATTCGCTTACCTATTACAATTGTCGCAGACGGGCAGAAAGCGACTGCACAGCTCGAAAAGTTTAGAGGGCAGGCGGGCAGTATCAGCTCTAAGATGCGCGGCTATTTTAAGTCTGAGGCCGCGGGCGCAGCTGGTCTACTGACTGGGTACTTTGGAATTCAGCAAGCGCTAGACGGTTTGAAGTCAATCTATGAGTATTCAAAAAAAGTATCTGAAATTGCTAGTACTTATTCGGGTAGCGTCGCAATGGCGCAAGCTGGCGTAGCGACGTCTCAAATAGCAGCCGATCAACGTACAGCCGCAGCGGTATCCCCTACAGAAATTCAACGCGCAGACCTTGCTAAAAAGGGTTTAGATGTAGGCACTACTAAAAACGCAGAATTCGCTAGCGCGTTCGGCTTGCAATTCGAACAAATATTTGAACATATGAAGCGCGGATCATCTGCGCTTATTTCTGGGATGACTGGCGATTTTGAAGGCGCAGATAAAATGATTCGTGAAAATATTACAGGCACTGCCGACATATTGAGTATGTACCTGCCAGAATCAATAGAAAAAATGTTGGGAAGCTTTAGCCCAGACATGAGCGACAGATTAAACGCACCCACAGTATCGGCGGCTGTCACTGGCGGCATTGCGCCAGATAAGGCGACTGCCGCGGCGATGTTGGCAGAATTACAAGCAATGAATGCAGCAATGCGCGCGCAGCGCGGAGGAAAATAATGCCGCTTGCAATCACTAAAAATAATAAAATAGGCACTACATACACGCGAAATCAAAAGGGCGAAGCAAGCATTCTTACGGAAGAATATGTATTTGAAGTATCTGGCGGCACTGCCCCAGAAGAAGCGATAACAGCTGTTTCAGAATTAGCGTATACGGGCGCTGGGGATCCAGATTTCAACAAACCAATCATTCGTAACCGCTGCGCGATGGATAATAGATTCGTTTGTACTGACATTAAATATAAGCACATACAGCCATATATGTACGGCATGACTGTTACCTATACAGCGCTTCTTGATGTTGGATCTATTGATGAGGAAGACCCCCTAGGCGGCAATAGTTTCTATTGCAAAATATCTAGGCGCGGTACTTTTCGTATGGTTCCGCTTTGGAAATACCCTAGTTCATTTCCTGCAAATTTTACGGCTGCTTGGCCACCTACCGCGGGCGTCACAGGAACAAACGTAGATATAATGGGCGTCCCAGAAAATACGCCTTGCTGGCATACGAATATCAGCATAGAGCTTTATTTAAACAAGGCAAACCAATATTCAACAGAAGGCGACGCCAATTTCTGGCCAGCACTTTGGGAAAATAATCTATTCAAGCGTAATTCAACTACATTTCTTGGGTATCCAGTAGGATTAGTTGTTTTTAAAGGCTTCAACGAAGCGCCTACGAATGACCCGTGGTCTACTTTTACGCTTGACTTCGAAGCAGACTCTATCGGACACCTAGAGCAAAAAGTATTGCCAAACGTCACGGGCGGCGTGCTGTTAACAAATACCGTTACGTGGGGAAGCAGCGTGATTAAACAGGCGAACCAAGCATATTGGTATCAGCCGTACTATCGATACGGGACGTGCGATTTTCTTACTCTTTCGCCCGGCGGTAATTGGAACGAACTTCTACAGCCAACGCCAGCTTGGCCATGACGTACTTTTCACCGTTCTATTCTCGCGGTCTTCCCGGCATGGGCGCGGGCGCTACTCGCCAGATTGTGGACGGCGGTACATACATTGAAGAAAAGAAAGCGCAGATAGACCAATTATTCTTAGCGGATAATTCTTGGAAAGTGCAAACGTGGATAGGGCAGATACATTCGAGCGCTCTTATTTCTGGCGCTACGAACCGCTGGCTGTATCAAATAAAGAAAATGGAACTCACTACTACACCCCAGACATATTCAACGAATACGGTAGATCACCTTGATTTATCGACCTACATAGACCCAAGTAAAACGACCCCATGCTATAATCTTTACGAATACAAACATTCATCTTCTGGGACGCTAGGCGACGGTACGCCAGTCTCACAAATTCCAAACGGCTTCCAAGTAGTGCCAGTTGTTGGCGTAGTCATCGTTTACCAGAGCATTCAAGAATCAGGCGAAATTCTTTACGTATTCGATAGACAGAATGGAATGTCTGGGCAATGCGAATAATTTACCTATCTGCATTGCTGCTATTGACTGGATGCCACAGCGGCGAGCAACAAATAGCGTCGCAAAGTATCGACGTTTCAGCGCTGGCGCATAGATCGAAGGGTAGATTCGAAATTATTTACTTAGAAGCAGGAAAGCCACAGAGCGATACAAAAATGATTCGTAGCGAAGCGCTGAGCGGCGCAGAAGAACAGGGTAAAATAATTACGGCGATTAACTCAATTATCATGGCGCTACCTGAGGTACAGGATATTGCGAGTCCATGGCTAGCCATTCTGAAGTATTTAGTAGTCATCGTGGGCGCTGTTGCGGTTGTTGTTTTACTATTTCAGACTGGGTTAGGCGCATGGATTAAAAGCCTATTTATGTATTTTAGAAAGCGCCCAAATGCCTAATATCGCTGCCCTATGTTGCTGCAATGTTTCTATATGCTGCCAGCCATGGGAAGGCGGCTGGTCATGCGGTAGCACGTTCTCTTTTTCTGTTGACTGGTCAAACGTATTTTATGAGAGAGAGCCAACAGCGCCATGCGGCCCGAAGTACCCATCTGTTGCATCTTGCGATGAAGTCGACTGCAATTTATGTGTACTAGAAACAGACGCAAGCCTTCCAGATCCGCACTGTAGATACTGGTCATTGTCCCAGCCTAACGTAGGTTTAATGGGGTTTGATTTTACAATATGTGCGAATTCTACAGGCATAAGCAGCGCACCGTATCACATGAGTATTGGCGACGGTCTCGACCCTCTCTGTGAATGCAACGACGAGTTAACCCCGTGTGATTGCAGTATTGTTCTGGGCGATGATTGCTGCTCGGCATTTAATTCTTATTCTGCTCTTGCATGGTGCGGCAGTACTTGCGTAGGCACGCCGGGCAGAGCGCATACAGCGGGCAACGACATCCTAAAATTAGTTGACGGACACAGCAGCTATACGCTTGATTCGTTAGTGATTACTTCGACGAGTGGCGCAATAACTGCGAAGGTCACCCTATGTAATCGTTACGTATCTCCCGGCGACGCTGCGCTATTCCCAGATAATAAAGACTTTTTCCCTGGCTTGCCCTCGACTCTCACTAGTTGCGCCTTTGTACAGCGGCGCGATTTAGAGGTAGGCGGATGCGAAACGCGCCTGAACTGGGTAAATATCAGCGTGACACGCGGCGACAATACCTACGATTACTACTGCTATGGCACTGCCGAAAAATACGCAGAATGGGCGAATGCGAACATTCCAAATATTGTGGTCACTGGGAATCTATTCTGGTTTGGCTTGCGCTTGCCAGTATCTGCTATATCGAAAGTCCCAGATAAAAACGGCGGATGCGTATACGAACCTACGATGTACTGCCAGCACGTGCAGAGCGAATACAGGCTAGACGATGATGAAAATCCTGAATTCATGCCTGACAATAGCGACGATTGGATACTGCAATCGACTACTAGTACTGAAATAAAATGGAAATGCAGAGCGGCGTATTGGTATAAAACCAAACTCACAATAGACGCGGAAAATCGTTACGGCGGTACAAACAGTCTTACTACCACGTCATGCGGATATAACGCCCCATACTGTTCGGGCTGTGAAAAGTGCGGTACTTCGTGGAGTCGCGGCGGCATTTGTGCTGATCCTTCTGGCCCTTGTGGGCAGGCTGTGCCACCCTCGACTACCTATACCGAGTGCGGTTTGGGGCCATGTCTCGATCAATTTGGCGGGAATACTTGTGACCCTACAATAGGCTGCTGCAATTCGTACGAATGCGCGGATACAAACCCATGTAGCGGTAGCGGGCCATACGGCAAAGTAGGCGCAGTATTCCAAGCGACAGACTATATACCATCTTTGTTTGGGCAAACTTTAATGGGCTGGTCATCGTGGACACTTGTTAGCAACTACATTTATAACAACGCCTACTGTAAACCCGTTAGTATTCAAGGCGGAGGATATCCAACATGAACCGTTATAATGACCTGCCAAAGTTAGAAGATGAAAAGCCTATTTATGTTCGCATTGACGGCGAAACAGAAGAGCAATTCATAGAGCGGCATGAATTGGACTACGCATCCAAAGCAGTGAACGTACCCCCTGCATTAATAGCGCGCGCGGGCAGTTTCATACGTGCAATGGCGTCCAAGTTATTCGAAAAAGAGGCCACGCCAGCGCTACAGCTTGCGCGCCTGAGTATCTGCTATGACTGCCCAGAATTTGAAGTATCGATGAAGCGTCCCGAATTACTGGGACACTGCCGCGCTTGTGGCTGCGGCAAAACAGCGCTTGCCAGTCTGGCGCAGAAATCGAAGATAGCGGCAGATAGCTGCCCAAAGAAGAAATGGCCTATACCAGCTGACCTAGACGCCGTACCCTCTTTCTCTCGACGGGCGGAGTAATGCCGCTACAGCGCTCGCCTTGCGGCCGCATATTCGCACCGTAAGTAACTACGAATCGCTCTATCTGGGCGAATGATCTACAGCGAATGTCTACATAGTTTTCGCCATCCTCTTGACGTACTGCAATAATCGAATCAGCGCGGCGACTATATGCCCCTGCCCCCGCTGCCGCGTCAACGACTGTTCGCTTCGTGCCGGACTGCTTTGGCGTATGGTGGACTATGCATAAAGCGCATGAATAATCTTCAGCGACTTTAACCAAACGGCTCATGATGTTCGTAGCCTCTGCGTTATCGTTCTCATTCGCTATGGGAAAATATGCAGACAGCGTATCGATTATGCATAGAGAGGCTTGAGACTGACTAATCCCTTGGGCGATGATGTCTAGCGCATCTGTCACGGTCTCAGGCGACTTACCGCGCTGACAAAGTATCGAAAGCTTGCCTATTTCTTTAGGCCAATTTAGGCGCGACAAACGGAAGCGCTCAGCGAGCATTTCCCGCGATGATTCGGCATCCAAGTACAGCACGTCCCCAGCCATTGGACAATTTAGCGCACCCATGAAACGGCCACCCTCAGTAATCGCTAGCGCTAGGTCTATGCCTATCCAAGTTTTGTTGGCTTTCGCCGCGCCTATAAGCAGCGCTACTTCGTTCACGCGTAAGACGCCTTCTACTAGGACTTCTCTAGGTTGAACGTCCTGTAGGCTTTCTAGATCGTCTAGAGCCACACGCTGATAGGTCTGCGGCGTGAGCTTCTCTAAGGCGCGTACGTTCGCTTCAAATTCAAGATAGAGAAGATAGACGGCGCTGCGTTCAGTCTCTCGTATAAGACTTACGGCAGCGCGCGCCATCTTCTCTGCTTCGTCAATACCGCCGGCCCTGCGATATCGACGATAGATAGCCATTACGTCAAGAAACGTTGTTTCTTTTTGCATTATGTTCTACTTACTTAAAAGGGTATATCTTCAGGGTCTACCGAATGCTTCGGGCGCGTCTCGACTTTTCGAGTATCGCGAAGCGGTCTAGTCTCTTTCGGGATGTCTGGGTAGACCCGAATACATGGAACCTGCTTACCTGCGAAGTTCGTTTCTTCCTTACACAGCTTCACGCTTCGACCTACCCAGCGCTCAGTATCGCTACCAAATGCACCGGCTACGCGCTTTAGATTCGTCTTGTTTAAGACGACGCTACCGAATTCTGTAGCCATAATAATCCGCTCGCCATCGTCAAAGTCCTTCGTAGTTGACCCAGTAACAGTCGTTACCACGTCCCCTTCGTCAAGATCTTGCGCCCTTAAAAATGCCCCTTGCATAAATTTTCCTACGTCCATTGCTATACCCCTTCTGGTTTTGGTTTTACTAGACATATCGATACGT